CGCAGCGACCTTGCGGATAGAATTGTTGATCACCAGTGGTCTGCGGTCGCGCACTTCCTGCGGGTCGTCGATTTGGCGAAATAAACTTTGGTCGGGCCAGTTTTTGCGCAGCTCCCTGGTGCCAAGCACCTGTTCGCCCCGCTGATCGACCATGCCGAACATATTCATAAGTTGCTGGGCACGCGCTTCGGTCGAGGTGCCGAACCCGCTGACGAGCGTAAAAATCGGAGGGCGCTCGCTCATTTGCGCCCTGGATACATACGATTCGGCTATATGCCCCTGTTCGTCGCCCACGATGTCTATAATGTCGGGCACGTCCATGTATTGCTTGTGCAGTTTCCAGTTGAGCCGCGCAAAAGCCTCCAGCTCTTCCCTGGTGCGCTGCACGATGGGCCCAAAAATAGAGTCGTCTGCCTGTTGCAGCGCAATAATCGCCTTACCACTGCCTTTCATCTCACCGCGTGACGCTGCCTGCCATCCGCCCTTCCGGTACATACCGTCTAGGACCCGGCTGATCTTGGACTCAAGTAGGGTGATATGACGGGCTGGGTATTCGAGGTACTGTAGTTCAAGGCTCCCTGCACCAAGCTGCTCGACTTCGAGGAGTGTGTCGCCCCGGAAGCTGATAGTGTCAACATTAACTGCACCAGATGACGCCAGGGGGGGGCGGGATGCTCTGCGTAGATATTCGTTTACCAGGCTCTCAAGCTGATTGAGCTGGATCTGGTCGTCGTCGATGTCCGCCACGAACGGTTTGCCGAGCGGATCGTCCATGCGGTGATGCGAATAGACCTGCACGCTGCTGAACGACGACGCCGGAAGATCGCCTACCCAAAGCAGCGTCGGCGTGCCTATGCCGCCATGTGCTTCGTCGCGACTAGTTGCCGCGGAGCCTTGCAGCGCAACGATAGCTAGGCGTCCGTTAGGCCAACTCGGGTCTATGCCCGGCAGGATTTCGTCGTAGATCACGCCAATCAGCTCATCATGGTTCCAGCCGGGCGTCAGGACCGCGGAACCGTGTACGTCCCCGCCTGCCTGCGTCCACTTCTGCACCACACGCTGGAACGTCGAAGCGGACGGCATACGTTCGTTGCCTTCAATGTCTGGGCGACCGAACGCATCGCGCACCATTTGCGCTGGCAAGACCCTGCCGAACGTCTGCCTATGTATGGAGTTCCTACGTGCCCCAGAGTCGAATACATGATCGAACGGGTTGCCCACCCAGTTGTCTACTGCACCGGGCTTCGGACTGATCATCGGATTGCCCATATCGTCTTGCGCAGCGACCGCTTCATAGGGGTCGCCGTTCACGTCGTCGCGCCAAGCGGCGTGGATCGGACACGTGCCATAGCAGGCGGCCATGTATTTGGCCTCGGCCATGATCGCGTTCCACTTCTGCATACGCACCACGTGGTTCATAAGCGCCTGGTCGATGACCGCACTCTCGCGGTCTTCACGTGAGCTGGGGGGCTCTACGACAAAGCGATACGGCTGTGTGGTGAGATGCGCCACGAAGTTATCGGTGATCGGGCGGAGCTGGTTGTTTTGGATGCGGGGTACGCCGGATAGGTTGGCTGGGATCTTGAGGCGCTGACCGTGATACAGGTCGTACCACTGTGATCCACCTTCGCCGTCCACGTGCAGAACGTACTTCTCTGCGGTGAGGTCGCGGTGCCTACGGGACCTTAGCCCTCGCCAGTGAAACTCCCGTGTTTCGTCGGCAAGGGCCTTTTCCGTGACGGGCCCCTGGGCGTCCATGCGGTTGGAGCCTTGAGACGGCAAACCCGGTGCTTGTGGTAGAGTTTCGCCTTCGTGTGCCATAGCGAACGATAGTTAACACATCAATTCACTGCGAGTCGGTCCCTGGACCGTCGTTCTGGGATGCGACGTGTCGCCAGTACGCTTCTGCTATCGCTTCACGGGGCAATTTCGTGGATCGGGTTTTGCGCATGATGCGCGATATTTGGACCTGTAGGGTGCCCCTGGATATGCCCAATTCACCCTCTACGTCACGGTACGTTTTGCCGTCCCTGCCTACCAGGATGATGATGTCGGTCTGTCTAGGTGAGAACATCTATCGCATCCTCCAGGCCGATCACTTTCACGATTTCGGACCATGGGGTACCCTGCGAGCGTGCCATGTTGATGTCGTCTTCGACGTTCGCACGCATCTCGGGGCTATCGAACGCGTCTAGGTAATCGCGTACCTCGGGTGGGGCGGGATCTTCGTCTCTGGGCTTCTGCGGGCGCGGCTCCTCGGACAGGCCGTGGTCTTTGCGGTCCATGCGCATGTTGTGCCGCTGTAGTTGTACGATCAGGCCCTGCTGTCTGCGTACTTGGCGGTGCAGCCGCTCGTTCTGTCTCTCCAACACCGCAACTATGCTATCGCGGGTACTAGACCACGGCCACCTCATGCCTTTGGCAGTTCGGGGGGGTAAGTATAGACGGCATCCCCTGGCACTTCGCCCAAGTGCCTGCTCATGTCGGATGCGAGCATTTCGGCCAGCGCGACCCACAGTTCGGGGCTTCCCTCGAACGTGACCCTTACGTGGTCATTGATGCGCTCGACACCCACCCTGACTGGTATGCCTAATTTTGCCAGCCTTAGCCTGACCGCTTCACCCCTCTGTGCCAGGCTCTCCATCTCTGCTTGCCTCCCCTTCATCGCCGTCACCTCTCTTGAGTTTCACGAGCTTAATCCTACCTGCGAACCCTTTGATCCGGGTCCACACCCGAACCAGGCCGATGTGCCACTTTTTGTAGAACGGTGTCTCCAGGTATTCTATGTACTTCTCCACCTGATCCAGGCGAGAGGCCATGGGCAGCAGGATGCTATCCTGCCATAGTGCGATCATACCCATCACATCGGCCCTGGTGGCCAATTTCTTCGCGTACCTGTCTTTTTTCTCTTCCTCCTTCGCACCCATCTTGTCCAGGCGTTTTTGCTGCTCTGGGGTGAAATCCATCTCTTTTTTGATGGCATCGGCCTCTGACGCGCTCTTGTAGAGCAAAACGTCCTCTTCTTTGACGGTTGGTGGCGTATACGGACTTGGCCGCGCTTTACGTCGTCCCATCCCAAACCTCCTCGTTGGTCTTTTTCACCTGTTCGCTCATCTTCTCATAGCCCAAATCGCGGTTTTTTGCGGGGCCCTTGCCCGGAATCTCAAATTTCGGCGCTTTCCAGTGGCTCATGGTCGCATAGCGCAGTGCGGCGATCATATCTGCGCCATCAGCCGAATTGTCGTTCGGATCTTGGTCTTGCGCCTGCCCTTCCTTCGGGTTGGGGTAGCGCCAGTTAACGATCTCATACATGAGCCTGGAACCGACTTGTTGGCGTCCCTCAGACGCGGCCGACTGCCTAAGTCGCCATTTCTGGCGGTCGGCTAGTTTTCGCGCAAAAAGCAGCGCCCTACGCGCCAATAGGTTATTTACGAGCGTAACGGACGCCCTGCGGGCCTTATGTTCGGCCCTGACGGGCCTGACCCGGTATGGCGAGCCGATGCGGGCAAATTCGCGGTTAATCTCGACAATATCGGTCGGATTTGCGGCATCTCCCCAAATTCGGGTTTTTGGGGGCGCTTTCCACGCTTCTAGGTGCGCGTGCAGCCGTCTGGCGCGGATTTCGAGTGTTTCTTTCTGCGAAAAAATCTCTCCGACGACGTGTCCGCGGTTTGCGCGGTCCACGGTGATGTGACAGAACGCAAATCGCCAATATCCGAAGTCTACGCCGCACAAGTGGCCCCAGTTTTGGTCTTGCACGGTCTTCATCATGCCTTCGTCGAAGGTTTCGTTGTGTTTTTGTGGATCGAAGTTCAGCGCAACGCCCGTAGGTGTGGCGAAGCGCCCAAAAATGCGTGCTTCGGCTTGTGCTGGGTCGTGCTCGAACTCACGGGTGATCTGTTCGATGACTCCGGGGTCGATAGCCGGGTTATCCGCTACTCCCGCATGGCTGCAGAAGTGGTGAGCTGTTTGGCCTAGCCGCCATGGCTCGTAAATGCGGTGAAACAACCACGTGAGCCCTAGCAGGGGGGTAGCTGTACAGCACGTAGTGCCCCCATGGCGCAAAAGTCGGGGCTGCAATTCGTCCCAAATGGGCTCTGGGTGCTCCTCGTCCAGCCACACGTGGTGTACACGGGCCGATTGGTACTTGGCGGCCCCCTGTTCGGCGCTTTTGCCGACGATTCTGGATGTGAGCCCATTATCTGCCCGTATTCTGATGACCCGTTTCGTGCTTTGCTGGTTCGGGATCGGGGCGTCGATGATCCTATCGGGCGGTATCCAGGTAAGGATCTCGGGTAACAGGATGTTTTCCCACAGTTGCCAGGTCAGCGCACTAGCCCAGATCAGGAGTGGTGGCTGCCAGCGTTGCTGGGGGTGGCGACCGAGCGCCATGAGCGCGACATCTATAGCTCCTAGCGTAGTTTTTCCCGCCTGGTTCGCCCAGAACAGCCACCTATGGCGGGCTTCTGCGTTCAAAGCAACGATCTGCTTGGGGTGCATCTGCGCAGGGATCACGGGTTCGGTTTTACTGTATTCGTATTCGTAGGCTTCGGTGCGCTTGGGGTCCATGAGCACGCGCAGCGGGTCGTGCAGACTGTGGCCCAGGGCACTACGTGCTGCGCCCTCCAGCTCAGTGAGGTGCAGCCATTCTTCTAGGTTCTCAATCTCGGGCAGTTTCAAAGTATCACGGGACGAGGTCCATTGAACGCCAGTCGCGATGCGACTTATTGATATGGCCTTTTTGGACGAGCGCGTCTACTAGCCCCCAGGTGGTGGACAGCGCGTTGCCGCAGCGGTCGGCTAGTTCTTGTAGGGTCGGCGCGTAGCCCTTCGAGGCGATGTGGTCCTTGATCAGCCCCAGCACGGTAGACTGTTTTGCGGTGAGCGGCTTTTTGTGCCTGGGCGGGCTCTCCAGGTAGTGGCCGCACGTCGGACAAGAACCAAAGACATCGTCCCGAATCGGCGGCGTATATACCTGCTCACTCATACAACCTCCCCCGTTACGTGCTCACGCAGCACCAGGGCCCAACGCGCTTCGATGCGGCGCAAAACCTCTGGGTCGTGTTCTTCGGCCTGCACAGCCAGCGCAAGTGCGCGGACCAGATCCGGCGAAAATTTCTCGAACTTAACGCCAATGCCGTAGCGGCAAAGCAAATCCAGGGCCTTCAGCCTGTCCGAGGCCGACGCGTTCTTGGGCTGGCCGCACTCATCGCACGGCTCGACCTGGGGACTGAGTATTTCCACTGCATGGTGCATTTGTTCTGCGGCGTGGCCGCGCATCCGGCCCCGTAGGGCAGACGCAGGCGGCTGTTTGGCGGCAGGCATCCCGGTACGCTTGAGTACGCCACCGCGAGGCTGCGGCTCGTCCCATGAACCGTCCGGGTTGATCTTTGCGCCCGGACCCGGAACCATCATATGGCGGCGTTCTTTCTCCGCGTGCGCATCGCGCTTCTTCTTTTTAGGCATCGTCTTGCAGCTTTATGAGGAAACCCGGTGTTGTTTCGCCGTGCCAGCCGCCCAACTGGTTGAACTCGTAAAATTCGAGTGCCCCCTCGTAAGAGTCACAGCCGTCCGCCATGAGCTTTTCGATGACCTTTTCCTTGTCATAAATGACTATAGGCTCCATGCCGTGACGCTCTAGGACGCCCACAACGCAATCGTCGTAACCGTCCATGGTCAGGGCGTCCTCGACGTTCATATTCAAAAGCTGTTCTTGTAACCTGGACATCGTAGACCCCACGTTCAGGACAACGGCTCCTCTGGGACACGAACGTACCCCGAAGTTGGGCACGGGACAAGGCTTTTTTTCTGTGACCATGGAACTTTTTGAAAGCCCAAAGTGTACGGAGCCTCCGACGCTCCGCTCGGGGCAGGCTCCGTAAAAATCCCAAAACCAACGCCCAAAACTGCACTTTTTGTAACAAATGGCCCCCCACGCCTATACAGAAGTGCCGCAAAACCCGAAGAAACACTTTCGCTTTCCGCATACCTAAGCCATTCCCGCAAAATCCGCCAAAATCCCAAAAATTTTATTTTCTGTAAGCCCCGCGTTCCGCCAAACTACGAACGCAAGGCCCCCGTACCTGGACCAATGGCCAGTTTGTGGCGCGGGTACAGGGATGCAGCGGGGGGGCTATATCTATGGTACCGGGTCCCGAGGGACCCGAGGCACGGTGACCCCGGCCCCGGTCAAGACGTTGCACAGCAACGTCTTACGCGTTGCGGTGGCTCTGGTCGGCCCATGCGCCACTGGGCCTACGGCCCACCCGGTCGAGAGCCATGCAGAAAGCCCACCAACGCGTGCAGACCCTGTGCCTGTGCGGGTGCAGTTGGGGCGTGGTACTGCGTGCTAACTGAGTGGGTACACCTGCTAGGGTCTTACCGCAAAGCTCACCGCAAAACCGGGCCGATCCCGATCCAAGGCACACCGCAGCTTAGACGCAGGGCCAGATCCGGCCTTGATGAGCCTCGCGTGCGCTACGGTCTACGACCGTTGACGTGCGCACATGACATGAGGCGTCATGTGAGGCGCATGAGGCACATGATAGGCGTGACATGCGTGCTATGCGCCTCTCAACGCGTGATTGGTAACTACCACAATGGCGAGCGTTGAAGGCCTTGTCGGACCATTGGCCCTTGAGTAGCATTATGGCGTCGGAACGGTGGCCCCCCGAAACTGGCCGCCGCACTCCGAAGCACGAACGCCGGACGCAGAAACTTGCGGTGCCCACATGGGGCTTTACTGACATGCTTGGCCGCTCAAATGGGAGTGGCCCACGGATGAGACGGGATTCCGTGATCAGCTAGGCCGAGACGGAAAGCACTCGTAACCCGCTGACATGCACCGAAGCGAAGCTATTACCGCAGCTTTGGGAAGTACGGAAAAGAACGGGCAAGTTTGAAGCTGAAACCCGAAGGGCACAGGCTCCTGCACAGATCATGCAACTGTGAAGGCGTACCCTTCCACACACCAGCTCTGCTCCCCGCGCCGAAGGATTGGCAGTCCAATCGGCTCCGAACGGGTACCGAAGACCCAACACCGTAGGTGAAACGTGAGTCTTCCTCTGGGCGCTGTTTGGCCCCAAGGCTCACCAAGGCACCAGCGCCTAGCAAGCGCACTTGAACGTCAGGGTTCGACCCCCTGAACGGTGTTTTTGCGGCAAACCGAAACACTTCTGAAAAAGATCTGTGCGCCGCCGCAGCGCACTACACACACACACAAGGAAAATCGCCATGGCCATCGAAGCCCAAACGCTAGGCAGGCACAGTTGGACGCCTCACTGCACCGCCGCACTCGTGGGTGTTTGCCCCGACTGCGGGAAGGAAGGCGAGCACGAACACACCGAGTTTTCCGGTGGAGACGGCGAAGTCGGAT